AACTGACCTGTAATTACGATACCCGTTCCTGTTCCTGGTGTCATTGTAATATTGTGATTATCTAGTGCTACTGCTGCTGTACCAACACTTCCTGCACTTGTAGATGTAAGGTCACTAAAGTTTGGCACAGTTCCAACTGTAACTGCACTACCTGGTGTGGCATCTCCTTCTAAGTAGCTAGTAGAAAAACTGAAGGCTTCACCACTGGTCGCTTGAGTTGCTGAAGGAAACGAAATACTCGGAACTCCGTTAGTTGCGTCACCAAAACCACCCAATGTAGCTGCTGAATTAGAGTCTACAGTTGTTACATTATTACCTGAGATACTGTATGACGATCCAATCTTATCAGCCGTACTAGCTGCTGAAAGAGATTCAAATTTTACACTAGATGATATGGAGTGATTCATGTCCGCATAGGCTGGTGCGGATACAAGAAACAGAAATGGGATTAGCTTTTTCATTTTTTAGGTTTAGGGTCGATTACTTCTGCTCCCTCGATTCTGATTGGAGTCACTACCCTTATAGTTTGAACCATACCATCTTCCATAGCAACCTTGTCGTCTTTCTTACTACTTTTCTTTGATCCTTCCAAACCAAAAGTCGCTAACGCACCTGTGAGCAAACTTGCTGGAAAAGTTATATCTTTAGGTTCTGAGCTATAACCTGGAATTGATATGTAGTTAAGAGTAACTATAAAACCACTCCAGACAACAACACCTAATCTGACAAACAGACTAATAATTGCTAATTGTTCTTCTTTATCATCAAGTCCATCTTTTAATTTTTGTAGAACATTTTTGTTCTTTTCATCAGCCATAGCGTTAACCTTTCTTGTCTTATATTAGCAAGTTAGCTATGTTTGGAAAGTAACACACATTTATCTCATGTATAAGATTCTTAAACCGATCTTACTTACCTTCTTAACTACGACTGCTGTTAAAAGATTGATAGTAGATTTATTGAAAACAATAGCTAAACAAACAACAAATACTTTGGATGATAGAGCAGTTGAACTTTTAGAAAAACAACTTTTTCCAATGAAATGAAAATTACTAAATTCCTCAACATTGATATAGAACCAGCACCTCCAGAGTTGGAACTAGAAATTGAAATGCAATGTAGAGAGATAATGAAGAGTAATAATCTAGATAATATAAAAAGATATTGCACACATATGGTCAGGAAAAAGTTTGACCAAGATATTTTTATGGCTTCGTTATTAAACAGACTTATAGAATTAGAAGCAAATCGAGTTGTTACTGAAATAAGAAAGAAAAAACCAACTAATCCGATAAAAAAGTTTTTTCGTATTCGTTAATTTCTTTGTTAGTAAAATCTTTAACTAATAATTTATCAATCTTATCTATCTCATAGTTAAATTTTAATATGGCAGTACGAATATGTTCTGTAATCCAACCACCTTGCTTTGACACGACTTGAGCTTTATTTCTTTCATTAATGAAGATGTAATGGTCATAGCCCTTTAGTTCTATCTCTAAAAGATTTCTTTCAAGATTTTTACGTCTAATTTCTTTTAATTTTCTTAGTTTTTTTGAGTCGCTCATTTTTCGTATGTGGTAGGAGGAGGTGTAATCCAATGACGTCTGCCATTGATAATTTTAAAATGTATTTTTAGTAAGGGATCATTTACTAAGTATTGTTTAGGTTTTTTTCTCATTTATAAATCCTCTGTAATTCTCTGCTGAGTTTTCTAGCATAGTAGTTTCTATGTATCCAATCAATTTTATAACCAACATTGAAATGAGCTTTTTTACAAACATCAATAAGATTATCCATTAAACGTCTATCAAACTTAAAACCTCTCATCCTTTTTCTTACTTTCTCTCCTTGTTTAAAGTTTATAGAGTTTGTAGACATCCAACCTGTTTTATCAGCAGTTTCATAAGTTTCTAGTCCATTATCTGTCAACATGATGCAAGTGTATCCTGCATGAGTTTTATCTCCTTTCTTACGGAATCTTCGTAAATACAAATTGATTATGTCTCCTGTCTCTTTGTTTCTTATATGAATATATGGTTGAGTTCTTTTTCCTAAAAATATTATTTTATTAAAATATTCATTTTCTCTTATATCTTGTAACTCACCTAACTCTTTACCTTTTTGTATGTAATCAGGGAAAAGATATTCCTGAGTATCTTCATTGATTGGTGGGACAGTATATGGATGCATATAAGTATCTTCTGTTCCTTTATCAATAAACCCAACAACTATTCCATATTTTTGTTGATTAGCACCTACATAATAAATAATATTATCTCCTATTTTTACTTGTTTATCTTGATTGTGATTTAAATAGAAACTAGTATTCCAATTAGTTTCAGTTTTAAAAACTATCTTTTTATCTTTAGTTAAAAATTCAAAATCTAATAAATTAGAATTATTATATTTTGATTTTGCATATATTGATGTTTTATATTTTTCTTTTATAGTTTGTGGTTTTCTATCATGATTCCTTTTAAGTTCTTCTAACTGACCTTCAATCTCAAGTAGTTCTTCTTTTGTAAGTTCGTGACCACAATTAGGGCAAACTTTTTGTGGTTTAAAAACATAATTGCATTGTTTACAAGTTTTAAATATGGGTTTAGCTTTGTTCTTTACTTGTTCTTCATCAAAATCTAATTCCCAATGTCTTTCGATATCTACAAAGTCATGCCTATAAGTATTGCCAACATGATCTAATACTATTGCTGTTTTGCCTTCTTCTGGTCTTAATATTCTTCCTACCTGTTGCACATATAAAGCAAGAGAGTTTGTTGGACGAAGAAGGATAGCTCCTGTCACGCAAGGTAAATCAGTTCCCTCGCTAATAATGTCGATAGAAACAACAACACTTATCTCATGGTTTCTTAATTTATCAAGGACTTTATCTCTCTCAGGTAGTTTCATCTCACCTGTTAATAGTTCTGCCTTAACACCTTCTTTTATAAACTTTTCATGTACTTTTTTAGCATGAGCAATATCAACACAAAAAGCAATCGCTGGTTTATCTAATAAATGTTTTTTATATTGTTCAACAGCATCACCAATAATCATTGGTTGATCCATTACTTTTTTTAAATCCTTTTTTTGAAACTCTCCTCTTTTTATTCTGCAACCTGTCAAGTCAGGTTGTTTAGCTCCAGCAAATACTTTGTGATTACATAAATAACCTTTTGAAACTAAGTCATTAGTTTGTACATCAGATATAAGTACGTTAAAAAACTTACCTAAAGGTTTGTTATCTAAACGTATGGGAGTCGCTGTTACTCCTACCTTTATGGCATCTTTATATCTTTTGACAATCTTCAACCATGTAGATGCAGCAATGTGATGTGCTTCATCAAAAATAATTATGTCAGGAATAAACTTTTCTCTTTCAATGTTTCTGTAAAGAGTATAAACAGAAGCAACTTGTAAAGGTTGGGAGTTGTCCCTGGGAAAACCAGAAGCAATGATTCCGTATTTAGAATCAATCAAATCAAGCTTTTGACAAGATTGTTTGATCAATTCTCTTTTATGAACAAGAACCATTACTTTCTTGCCTTTACTTACAAAATCTCTTGCTAGCTCTGAAAAGATAATTGTTTTACCTGCACCTGTAGGAAGGACAAGTAGAGGAGATTTATTTTGATTTTGGAGTTGAAGATTTAACTGCTTAAGAGCAGTGGTTTGGTATTCTCTTAATTGCATTGGAAGGTATTTAGAGTTTTAAAAAGGTAGTTCTTCGTTTACAGATTCGATCTTCTGTGGATTAATGTTGCCAAATACTCCGTATGGTCCATCCATCGCTTTAGAGTAGATTTGTACACACTTAGTTTTAACTTTCTCTTTTTTGTTGAAATCGTAGACTTCTCCATCTTTAGCTTTTGAATTTACTAGGTTTTGTAAATGATCTATCAAATGAGTAACAGAGTCAACAGGAATTGTGAGACTCAAGACTTGTTTTTCAGGATCAAATCTATCGTCACTAATGTTCCATTTGATTGGTAATGGAAGTGCTGGATTAAAATCAGGCATGATTAAAAAATTCTTTTAGTAAGTTGTTTAAAAATTGATTAGTAGAGAGATTGCTCGACTTGCAATACTCTCTAACTTGAGCAGCTAATTCATCAGAAGTACGCACCCCTAAAACATTTCTATTAAGGTTTTTTTTCTGGGCTGCTCTTCTCTCTTCAAGTTGTTTCATGATTGCTTGTCCAGAGAAGTCTGCTTCTTCTGTAGTCATAGTGTGTCATCTATTTTTGATATAGCATGACTTAAAAACTCACCATGTAAAGCAGTTGTAATATGTCTGGTAATCTTAGTATCTTTGATTCCAAACTTATTTCTAAATGATTCAACAAGTTCTTTCATTTTATCAGGGTTTGATTCGTGAAGACTTTGAAGTTGTTCAAGAATTAATGCTTTAGCTTCCTTAGATATTGGATCAGGAAGTTTCTCTAAAACTGATGTAGGTTTTAAAGGTTGATTTGGTCTAGTTGGAGTTTCTGCTACACCTTTTTTAGGTGCTGGTGCTTTAGTTAATGAGTTACCATCATCATCATCTCCAGCCAAACCATAAACAGCAAGAAGACTATATCTTCGAGCATAAGTTTGTGCTGAACCAGCTTCTTGATGTGCATTCTTGACATTATCAGGAATCTTAGGAACTGGATACTTACTAATTAATGGTTCATCACCAGATGTATGCATTAATTTAGTAACAACGATTGTAATTATTTCTCCTTCTGGAGTAATTACAAAATCATTCATTTGTGTATGACATAACCCAAATTCTGTAGCTGGTTGAACAGCTAACAAAGCTTGAGCTAATGTGGTGTATTTGCTTTTGAAGAAAGGGTTAGTACCATCTCTACCAGCAGCATGATGCTTTTTTTGAAAAGCATTTAAAGCTTCAACTAAGGTGGAAGGTTGCTTAGTGGTCATCAGTAATTGTTAACTTAAAATTAATATTACAACAATATTATGTTTACTGCAAGGCTGATTGTAATAAAGTATTGAATTGTTCTGGTGTTAACACAACTCGCCATTCACCACCACGAAACCTAACCATGCTTGCAACGAAGTCCACACCTGCATTTTTTCTTTGTGTTTCTACTTCCCTGGGTTTTACCAAACAGGCTCGGCTCTTATCTTTATAATCACAAACCTGCACTACGCAATTAGGTATCCCATAAATATCTCCAACATCATCTGGAATCCCTGCTGCTAAGTTTCGTTTGCATTGAAAACCAGTAACTTCTGTCAGAAGTTCTGCTGCCTCTCTTTCTGCCTTATCTCCTTTTCTTTTGTTTGGATTAGTCATCCTTGTAACTCTCGGATACGTCTTTGAATATCATCAAATGCTACAACATACTCTTTGTCATTAATTTCATTTTGAAACCATTGCCATTCAAGTGTTGCAATCTCATTATTTAGTTTTGTAATGAGATACTTTTTTCTTTTACTAAGTTCTTGATAAAAACATTTCATTTCATTATTTTCCATTTTCTTCTTATTTTAGATTTAAGTTGTTTAGTTTTCTGAATTTTTAAACTTAAGTAAGTGTCATTAAGTTCATCAATCAAGTGAGTAAAATCTCCTTGAGATGACATTTCTAATGACCTTTCAAAGTTAACAATGGAAGCTTTGATTAATTCTAAGTCTCTACCTGAGACATCAAGTATATATCTCATCGTTTAGTCCACTCCGAGATAAGTTTTCTTAGCTCCTCGATACGTTTTTGAGCAGCTTCGATTCTGTCTTTTTTTGTCATCAAAACAATTCCTGTTTAGCTTCAAACTTTGTCCATGCCTCTTGCCATGCAGTAAGACATCTTTCGGTTGGTTGATCATCGCCAAGTATGGCAACTTCTGGATATGCCCATAATGTATTACATACATCAGGTACTACATCACAATTTAGTTTCAACATTTCGATGTAGCAACCTAATTGTTTATCTGTGCAATATGGTTCTATCCAATATTTTTCAAGACAATCAATATATCTGGTATTTGGCCTTTCACGTTTGTAAAAACCAGATGTAGTGTTGCCTTTAGTCTTAAGATCTATAAGTCTTATCTGATTAGTAGATCTGTCATAACCTAATAAATCAAGTTGCCCACCAACTGATTTATCTGGGATAGACATCATAAATTCAACTGCCATAGGTTCAAAATTGGCAAACAATTCATGATTCAATAATGGAGTAACAATATTGGCATAGTCACCCATATCAATATCACCGCTACCTAGCATTTGTTCTGCTAAACATTCATGTACTTTTTCTCCTCTTGGTTGCCAAACATATCTATATTTTTCGATATTTTCTTTGGCTTCTTCTGTTAGTTCATTACAAACTTCTGTAGTTGAATAAGCTAACCATTCATTAGTTTCTTTGTTGAGATATTTATGTGTCTCTTCATCTCTACAGATTGGAAGTGGTTTTAAAAGTTGGAAGGTTTTCATTTTTAGAAATCGTATTTTATTGGAAGGTCTTTTGGATTAGTAAGTTCTACTTTCTCCTCTTTAGGTTTAGGTTTGGGTATTTCAACCCTAGCAAGATTTTTGTATTCGACACCTTCATAACCATTTGGAAAAGCTTTGTTGCCTTTGGTGTTGTTAATACATTCAATCCATCCTGGAGGTGGTGTATCTAAATCTTCTAGTGTCCACCAACCCTTTTTTATGCCGTCCTTAAGTGTCTTGACAACAGATATATCAAATAGTTTTTGCATTATTTAATCTCCATATGTTTTTCAAATTCTTTTAAATTATCTTCACTTGGATAGTAAATATAAAGAGCAAGTTGTTCTTCTCCTGTAACTGTATCTGGATATTCTGAAGTTCTAACTACGCAAGCTACTGTCAAAATTGTTTCATGATGAAAATAAAGTATGGCAGGAAATACTTCACCTCTTTTCATGTTGTCGTAATCAAAAGTTCCTTTTTCAATAGAACAATGATCCCAATAACCTTCAAAATAATCAGCTTCTGGATGAATATAATCTTTAAAGGGCATTTCAACTAAGTCTTTCATATGACGCATACTTAAAAACCACATAGCAGCAGGATCTGTTTTATTGCAACCACCATTTGGTTCACCATAAGCATGAACTGTATGATTTTTTCTTAAATATTTATTGTGTAAGCAACGAAAATTGTCTCTTACAAATCCATTTGGTTCTATTTCTACTATCATTATTCAAAACCTCTTTCTGCTGTAAATACTCTTGATGCTGGATGATTATTTTTTGGTTCTTCTACAAACTTAGACTTCTTAATAGGAAATAAATCCTTCCAGCCACCTGTTATAGCGTTTTCAAGAGCTTGTTTTCTGTCTTGTATATGAAATGACCTTAACTTATCAAAGATGCGGTTAGCAACCCTCTCAGTGCATGATCCACCTTTTTGCTTTCTTATAGGCCACCATTCCATTAAAAGTCCAGAATAATCTTTCAAATCATCAGGTATTAAATTAGCAGTTATATGAGAACCACTAAAAGGATCAACTTTAACTTCTGTAGAAGTATTAGATTTCTTTCTAGATTTTGCTTTCATTGCTTTTCTGATTAAGATCCTGACTAAAGCAGATCTTGATGTTTCTTCATCTCGATTCATATCTAACCATTTGATTAGATCTGAATCTAAAAACATAGTAATTTTAGTTTTTGCCATTCATTGAGATTAACTATTTCCATTATTATAGCCATACAATGTATGTGTCAAGAGGTTGTTACGGATGCTAAATAGGAAAAATTAGAAAAATTCCTTTCCTTATCCTTATATGTATATATATTTATATATATATATATTATTATTATTTATATACTTTATAAATATTTACTTACATATAATATATTTCTTTTTCTTTTGGTTCTTTTCTTTTTCTTATGCACGTTCATCGAACATAGTTTCTCCATGTAAATAAAAACTTTTTACATGATCAAAAAAATTATATTCTTGATCAGTAATTTTATTTTGGCTATCATATTTTTCTTTTATAGTTTTTGTTTCTTCAAATCTTTTTTTATAATTCTCTACAACTTCTTTCGGCCATTCATTAGGAGGAATCTTAGTCATCTCATTAAATTTTTCCATAATGTCATCTGGATTACTATCGATTAAATTTGGATAATTTTCGTTAAACCAGTTTCTTTCTTCAAAATACCAATTTTCTGCAATGTAATGGTCAATATTCCAATCATATGCAAAGTTTGATTTCTGTATTGTCATATCATCTTCTGATTCTATTTTTTTATTTAAATCATGATTGAAATAAAATTTTGATCTGTGTGGAAATACATCTCCAAAAGGATATGAATGCACTTTACATTTGTCTTTATCACATTTTGGATTATTGCATTCATATTTTTTAAAATTGTTTGGATAACTAGCAAATTGTATTTCACATAATTCACCAGTTATAGGATCAAAATATCTTATGAATGAGTAAAAAAATTCTTCACTTCCAGGATCTCCACTAGATTGATAAAACCCTTCAATAAAAGGATTTTTCCAGTAATATGGCAGAAAAACATCTTCATAAAATTCATTATCAAAATTATTTTGATGAGATTCATCTGCATCTTCTCTAGCAAAATTTTGCATAAGTTCTTCTATGTCAATTTCTTGATTTTCGCCTTTCATAGTCTTTTTTAAGTATTAGTGTGATATCATAATATTATCATAATATTATTTCGCCTTTAATTATGTTACAAAGAATCAGTATTGGTGTTGAAAAAGAGAAATACGACCAATTAAAAAGCCTCTCAAAACCTGGAATGTCTATAGGATTCCTAATTAGAGAGGCAATTGATTTACTATTAGAAAAATTAGAATCTGAAAAAAATTAACATGAATATTCCCATTCTTCATAATCATCTTTTTTACAATATTTACCTTTCTTTATAAACCATTGATACTTATCAATCATATTTTTACAATTTTGACATTGTAAAGCTGACCATGATAAGTGATATATTTGACCTAATTTATTACATTTAGGGCATTTTATTGTAGCTCCAGAGTATTTTTTACATCTGGAATAAGGTGTAATTCTTACAAATTTAGTCATGTTAAATAAGGTGTTGTAGTTTCATATAAATCTTTATTACGATCCCACCAAAGATCAATAATATATTTTTGACTACCGAAAAAATAACCTCTATCTGATTCTCTACATTCTTCAATATAAAATTCTATGAAAGGTTCATAATAATCTGGATTGAGATTATAATCTTTAGCTAATTCTTTAGCAGCATCAGAACAATGCTCTTCAAACTTTTCATTGACATAAAGATTGTCATATTGTTCTAAAGTTTGGTTTTCTAATGGGTTATCAATCATAATTTTTTTTAGCTAGCTAATTTAGCCATAATGGTTTTAAATAATGTTTTTTAAATGTGATAAGCATTCACTTCTTAAAGCCATAATTACTTTTATGTCCTCTTGTAAGTCGTAATGCTTTTCATAGTCTTTTTTTGCATCCTGGAATAATCGCTCTTTAAAAGCGATTTTTTCCTGTTTTCTATTCTGCAAATCCATAAAATTTGCATTCTCCCATTCTTCGATCTCATCCTCTTTTTTAACTTTTTTATACCATTTCCTAAAAGTTTGCGGATGCACATCAGGATAAGTTTTTTCGCATTCATCGATAGTTGCCTTTAAAGACATTTTGCCTTTAATGCATTCTCTAATAGTCTCGAAGCAATCCTCTCGATATTCAATTCGTTTAGTCATATATTAAACCTCTACTAGTTTTTTATTACGTTTAATAAGTTTTAAAGCTTCCGCACTTGCTGTATTTTTTTCTTGTAACCCATGTAATAAAAGTGCAAAAGGTTTATCTTGAAAACATAAACTATCATCGGTATCTATCTCTAAACCTAACCTTTTTGCCTCTTCGATTGAAAAAACTACCTTACTGTATCGAGTAAAATAACCTTCATTAATCAAGTAATCATATTTCCCGCCATAACTAGCAGTTAAATAAAAATTATTAGGTAATAATGTTTCTAAGAAAAAATTAAGACTTTTACTATAACAATAAAATTTTATATCTTTATTAAAATTAGCTACATTTAACCAAGCCTCTAAATATAACGGGTGATAAAAATCACCTGATTCATGAATTCTAAACTTATCTATATTTTTTTTACTAGATAATAAACTATCGTTTATAAGGTTAGATAACCCGTCAACATCCCTTTTAACTACATAACTATTAATTAAATTATAGTTGTATCTCCTACTATTAAAGACGTTAGGATAACGTAACTCTTCACTAGCAGCGAAACAAGTAAATAAGCTCTCATCACCTCTGTTTAAAATCCTCTTTTCGCCTTTAATAGTCACAAAAGCTTTACAGCTGTTAGCACCTGGACACGTCAAACCAGCTGGCAAGCTAATTATTCCCGTAGTTTTAGGTAATTTTTTATTACCTTTTGATATTTTTAAAATCATTTTATTTTATCTCCTATATTTTGTAGTTTTGAAATTTCAATTAAAATTTCATCACATAATCTAATTTTTATTTCATTTTCGGCCTTTAATGATTCGCTAATATCATTTTCATGATATTTATTTTCATTAAATTTAATCATTCTCTGCTCAGATACAAGATCCTCTAAGAATGCTAATAATTTCGGTTTCATTGTTTGGAAGGTTAGAAAAAATTTAAATTGAAAGTATAGAGACTTTCAAAAAAGGATATATTTAAATATCCTTTTTAGTAAGTATCTATTTTTTAAGTTTTTTTATTTCATTAAATACGTTTTTATATTTTTTATTTCTTACTCTTTTAATAAAGGTAGTTTGTACACCTTCTTTATGTTGGCTTTTATTAGTCGGTATAGGGTTATACTCTAGCATTATTGAAAGTCTCCTTTTTTAACGTCAATTATTTGAACATTTCTTAAGTTGTTGTATCTAACTCTTAAATAACCAACTTTAAAACGTGTTGCATCTTGTTTATTAATAATTGCACCTCTAACCAAGGGATCCAGGTTTTGAAAGTCTTTATTTAAGTTATAATGCTCTAATATTTGAGCTTTATTTTTAAAGTCACGTCCGTAGGCATTACTTACTGTTAATGTGTGATTCATTTTATTTATCTCCTTTTTTAGTCTCTTCTTTAGCTCTTTTTTTAGCTTCATATTTTTTAAATTCGGCTTTGATATCTGTAGTATCATTAGATAATAAATCAACAGTATGTGATATACCATTGCCGTCTGTTATTTCAAAATAAGGCATTGTTTAATTCTCCTATGTTTGGAAGGTTTACAAGTAAAACTATTTATGAAAAATAGTTTTTTATAATCTCGATTAATTCGAGACTATAAGAAACTATTTATGTAAATAATAATTTTTATCTAGATTTAAATTATTAAAATCTTTTTTAATCTCATCACTACACATTAAATCAATACCAATAAATGATTTATTCTTTTTATACCAACTAACAGTTTTTAAAAGTTGCTCTTTAAATTCCTCTATATCATCACATTTAATAACTGTTAAATCTCCTTCACAATAAGTAATTAATTCTAAACTTTTAAAATTAACCCAATTACCAAAATATTGAAAGTCTTCTGTAGTGTCTATTTGTGCGAATCCTTTTTTATAACTACACATATTAAAATCAAATATGTATCTATCGGAATTGCAAAAAGTTTTTTGAGTGTTCATAATGATAAAAAAAATAAAAAACTAACTCAATTAAGAGTTAGTTATCGTAGGTTTATTTGTTATAGGTTTACTTAATTCTTTTATTCTCCTTTCCTGCTCTTGTTTTATTTCTTGTATAGTAATTAAATGCTCAACTTCAATTATAGAAACATTAAATAATTTATTTAAAATCAAATCATATGCTTCTTTATTTTTGTTGTAGTCGTATGAATCACTAACAATTTTTAATAAAACTGTATTGTATTCTTTACAAGTTAAAAATTTACTTGTTGGAATTTCTTCGATAGCTTGCAAAATTTCTTTTGCTTCCTGTAACTGGTTAAAAATTTCTTTTGAATTCATTATTATAAACCTCTATTTTTTAAAGTAATAAAAGCTATTTTTTTTTGATAGCTAGAACCTGATTCTAATAATTGATAGCAAGCCTTATTGCTATTGTTATTTGTACACTGGTTAAGTGTTGATTTGTTCAAACCTTGAGATATCGATAACGTGCTTAAGTAACCGATACCAAATAGTGAAACAAATAAAAATAAATTTTTAATCATTGGAAGGGATAAAAATAAATTAATTTTTTTATATATATCCTTTATTGATTTGTAAAATATAAAATCTTAATATCAAGAATATAGAAAAAAATATTAATGATGTTTTGATAGTAGATTTTAATTAATAATAAAGGATATAATTAATATTATCATATTGTATGGCTATTGTATAGCTAGATATTAGATTAATATTAAATATCTTTATTTCTTAACATAATATTATTTTGATATTATTTATGGTATTATTAAATTAAGTTATTAAACCTTCCAACTATGCCCGAAGAATTACAAAAATGGATTGACGCAATGCCAAAAGATTGCGGTTATGAATTAGCAAGTTTTAAACGTGGTGAATACTACGGAGAAAAACAAATCAAATTATTTCTAAGGAGAAAATAATATGACTAACTATGATGTAAATGTAAAGCTTATGCAGAATCCAAATAAAGCTTGGGACATGGGACTTAATCTATCTACTGAATTAAAAAATAATGTAGATGATTATAGGTTTATTTGGGCTACAGCAAGTGAATTACAGTTTAAGCATGTAATCACTAGAGATACTCTTAAGATAGCTTACAGCTGATTCTAGCTAGCTTAAAATTAAATATTATTTTGTAGCTAGGGGACTAGTTGCAAAATTTTTTACGCCAATATATAACACGGGGAACTTAAATATATATTGGTTAATTTTTTGGTTCTACTTTAATTGAAAGTTCTGGAGCCTGGATGTGTACTGTTTCAATAGATTCACCTATAACTTTACCTAGACTATCGAGAATTTGAGCAGCAGTTTGAAACTGACCTTTTTTAACAGCTTTATTGAAAAGTCGGATTCTCATTGCTTGAAGACGAGGTAGAAGATTTTCTCTATCTTTTTCCCAATCTTCTTTATTCCACTCTTTAACTTTTCTCCAATCAGTCCAAGCTGTTACTTCAGATATTCCTTCAATTTTTGCGTGTTCTAGGACTAGTGAGCGTGTAGTTTTACCTTCTAATTGACGGGAATATAGACGTTGAGCACGTTGTTGAACTTGTTGAGCAGTACCACGAGGGACCATATTAGCTTTTCTTTTAGCAATAATTTCTGGATCGAAGATAGAGGAAGCCACGGACTTACTGTATGGGGGGTTAATAATCGAATAATAACCTAAAAAAGATGAAATAGGCTATAAATAGGGGGTAATAGTTGAATTTTCTGTTATTTTTTAGTGTATGACAGCTACAAAACAGCAAGAAATAAGTTTGAGATATGCTCAAGGTGAAGTATTTAATAGTGATAAGAGATTTCGAGTGTTGGTTGCAGGAAGAAGGTTTGGAAAATCGTATCTTTCTTGTATCGAATTGCTTAGAGGAGCTATAAATCGACCTGGGGAGGTGTATTTTTATTGTGCTCCTACTTATCGTATGGCAAAGGATATTGCGTGGAAGGAGTTAAAAAGATTAACACCAAATATTTGGATAAAAAGCAAAAATGAGACAGATTTAAGGTTGGAATTGATAAATGGATCGACTATTGAGTTGAAGGGAACAGAGAATGCTATGGCATTGAGAGGGAGAAGTTTAGCGGGGGTTGTTTTAGATGAAGCTGCGTTTATGGATCGAGATGTATGGGCTGAAGTTATAAGACCTGCGTTAGCTGATAAACAGGGTTGGGCTTTGTTTATTAGTACTCCTGATGGCACTGCTAGTTGGTTTTATGATATGTGGTGTTTTTGTGGTGAACAGGAATGGGATGATTGGGCTAGATGGAGTTTTACTACGATTGAAGGGGGTAATGTTGCGAAAGAGGAAGTAGAAGCAGCGAGGTCACAACTAGATGCAAGAACATTTAGACAGGAGTTTGAGGCAAGTTTTGAGAATCTTACTGGTTTAGTTGCTGTTAGTTTTAGTGATAACAATATTGATAAGGAAGTACAGGATTTACATATGCTTCCTTTGTTAATTGGTTTGGACTTTAACGTTGACCCTATGGCAGGAATTTGTGCAATAAAGCATGACAATAACCTATATGTGTTTGATGAAATCATGCTAACAGGTGGTGCTACCACATGGGATTTCGCAGAAGAGGTTACAAGGCGGTATGGAGTGGACAGAAGAATCATTGCTTGTCCTGATCCTACTGGTAGTGCAAGGAAAACTAGTGGGGTAGGAGTTACAGATCACACGATTCTTAGAAGATCTGGTTTTACTGTTATGAGTCCAAAAAGTCCTTGGAAGATAAGAGATAAGATTACTGCTGTCAATACTGCTTTGTTAGATGCAAATGGAGATCAGAGAACTTTTATACACCCAAGATGTAAAGAATTGATAAAAGCACTTAGAACTCTTACATATGCACCAAATACTGGTTTACCTAATAAAAATCTAGGAGTTGACCATGCTTTTGATGCTTTTGGTTATCTTTGTCTACAACAATTCAATTTGGCAAAACCAGAGACATTAGGTCAAACTGCGTTTAGAATATACTAAGAACTACCTAATTCTTACTATGCCTTACCATACTGGGATGAAAAAGAAGAAAAAGAAAAAAAAGGGAGGTAAAAAGAGAAGTGAATGTTCCTGTAAATAAAGCGTTATACTCTAGGGTAAAAGCAGAGGCTAAACGTAAATTCAAAGTTTATCCTTCTGCTTACGCTAACGCATGGCTTGTACGAGAGTACAAAAAGCGTGGTGGTACTTACCGAGTGGAGAAAAAACGTGGCAAGAAGTAGTGGTGGCCTTACCCGTTGGTTTAAAGAAAACTGGGTTGATGTAAAAACTGGTAAACCTTGTGGCCGTAAAAAAGGCGAAAAACGAGGTTATCCAGCTTGTAGGCCCAAAAAACGTGTATCAAGTAAGACACCTAAGACAGTTGGAGAGATGACCGCAGCAGAAAAAGCAAGGTTTAAAAGAGAAAAAACAAGCAGTAAAAAGATAACTTATCAACATAGACGTAAAAAGAAGAAAAAATAACTGTGAAAAACGCAGTTTCAAGGTAAGATATTGTTATAAGTAAATTTTTCTAAAAAATCATGGCATTTTTTCGTGGTGAAGAAGGCTCTGTTTCTTTTGATAACGGAACTGGATCAGTTGGAGCAGTAGCTTCTACAACTGCTTGGTCATTAGACGTAACTAAAGATACTCTAGAAGTTACAGCACATGGAGATACTTCAAGAAAAAATATTGGAAGTTTGATTTCTGGTTCTGGCACTGTTGATCTTATTTATACAGCAACATCTGGAGATGATACTGCTGAACTTATTACAGACGTTTTAACTTCTGAAGATTCTGGTGATGCTTCATTTAATCTTTTTCTAGATACATCAGGTGCTAAAAAATTAAGTTTTAACGGAATTATTACAGGAACTACATATAGTTCAACTGTTGGAGATTTAAATACAGTATCAGTTAGTTTTGTAACTAATGGTGCTATTACTTCTGCTGTCTAATGCCTAAAGGATCTTATTCAGCGAAGCAACGTAAACTCGCTGCTGTTGCACCACCACGGGATAAGATTACGGCTGCTGATCTTAAAAAGTTACGTTCTAAGAAAAAAAAGAAAAAGAAGTGAAACTTACCACTCGCCAAAAAAATCTATTAGAAAAACATTCTGAACACCATAGTGATAAGCATATGGAGTTTATGAAAAGGCGAATGAGAGCAGGAGATACTTTTACTCAAGCCCATAAAAAGGCACAAGCAAAGGTGGGAAGATAATGGCAAAACGTAAAGGAGTTAGTTTATCTATAGGTCGGGGAGAAAAATCTAAAAAGGGTGGCCTAACCGCAAAAGGTCGTGCGAAATACAATCGTGCTACTGGTAGTAATTTACAAGCACCTGTTACTGAAAAGAATCCTACTGGTAAAAGAGCAGCAAGAAGAAAAAGTTTTTGTGCTCGTATGAAAGGTATGCCAGGTCCGTTAAAAGATAAAAAAGGGCGACCTACCAGAAAAGCGTTAGCATTAAAACGATGGAGGTGTTAGATGACTTATTCAATTCCTGGAGACTATAGAACAAAGGTACAAACCTCTACAACTATCAATGATATAGATAGTCCTTTTACTAGAACAAGAGCAGTTCTAGATATGATGAAAGGTTGGGAAATAATGAAGGCTGTGACTGAAGGAACAGAATATCTTAGAGAAAATAGTGAGGCATTTTTACCATTAGAACCAAGAGAAGATTATACAGCATATATGGCTAGAGTAAATCGTGCTGTATTTTCTCCTTTCACACAAAGATTGATAAGAGCAGCTACTGGTCTTGTATTAAGAAAACCAATAAGTCTTATAGGTGATCCTTATTGGACAGATACATTTAAAATGGATGTTGATGGTTGTGGTTCAGATTTAGATGAATATGCAAGAAGAATACTAATGTGTTCTCTTACTTATGGTCAAAGTCATATTCTCGTTGATTATCCAGCACCTTCTGGAGCATTGAGTCTTGCAGAAGAAAGATCACAAAATCGTAGACCTTATTGGATTGAAGTAGATCCTACAAATCTTTTAGGTTGGAGATTAGATAGAGAGTCTAATTATGGAAATCTTATACAAGCGAGAATCGCAGAAAAAGCTATTCTTCCTGATGGAGATTTTGGTGAAAAAGTTTATGAACAGGTAAGAGTTATTGAACCTGGCAGTTACAGAGTTTTTCGTAAAAAAGATCAAATTGATGCAATGTATGATGTTGACGATAATTCATATATGGGTGAGTTTAGTACTGGAACAACTGGAGAAGATTATAAATTAGCTGAATCAGGTAGTTTTTCTCTTGGTGAGATACCTTTAGTTACTATTTATTCTGGTAAAACCGAAAATTTAGTAAGTAAACCACCTTTACTTGATATTGCTTATTTAAATCTTGCACATTTTCAAAGACAAGCTGATCTTATTCATAGTTTGCACGTTGCATCTCAACCAATGCTTGTAATGGAAGGTTATGACGATCAAACCAAAGATCTTGCAATATCTGTTAATTATGCAATGGCAACACAGCCAGGTAACAAAATTTATTATGTAGAGCCAGCTTCTAGTGCTTTTGATGCTCAATCCTCTGAAATAAAAGAATTACAGATGCAGATGGCAACACTTGGAATTAGTACATTATCACAACAAAAGTTTGTAGCTGAATCCGCTGATGCTAGAAGACTAGATCGTGTAGATACAAATTCTATGCTTGCTATGGTATCGATGGAATTAGAACAAAAACTGCAAAAATGTTTTAATTTTTCTGCTGAGTATGTAGGTATTGAACCTCCAGAAGTAAAAATTAGTAGAGATTTTGATATTGAAAGATTGATTGGTCAAGATATAACAGCATTGACGTCATTATTTGATCAACAAGTAATAGATAGAGAAGAATTTAGAGATATTTTGGTGCAAGGAGAGGTGTTACCATCAGCGAATGAGGCCAAATCTGAATAGTTTGATAAACTAAAAAACAAGTACATATATTTTTATGGCTAAATCCCTAGATAAAGTTCTGCAACCTGATGGAACTTATAAATGGGAACTTGTAGAACCAACCTTATCTGAAAAGATGGGTAATGGTGCTGAAGCTCCTGTTGTTTGTCCTGCTCCAGAACTAAAAGCAACTAAAAAAAAGTCTGCTAAGAAGAAAACCACTAGCCCACTTACTGAATAATTCATGGCAATCGAAGAACAAGTCATTCAGCCTGATTCTGTGAATCCTGCTGAACAGCCCGTGGCTGAAACTGCTTCACAACCAACTCAACCACAAACTCCTAATTTAGATTCTGTAAAAGCAGAATACGAGGCAAAATTAGCTGCTGCACAAAAACAAATCGCTGAAGGCGAAGAGAAATTTAAAGGCATCAAAACAAAACTTGATGATGTTTACAAGCAAAAAGATCAGCAACGTAAAAAGGAATTAGAAGATCAAGGTCAATGGAAAACTCTTTGGGAAGAGGCTAATAAAACAGCCCAAGAAAAAGAGCAACAGATAATGACTTTATCTCAGCAATTAGAAGATTTAAAAACTTCAAATGAATTAGCTTCTACAAAAACAACAGCATTAGCAGCTATTAGTAATCTAGGTGCTATAAATGCAGAACAAACTTTGTCATTGTTACAAGGTAAGTTACAAAAAAATGCTGAAGGTAAAGTAGTTGTTCTTAATGGTGGAGTTGAACAAGATTTAACAAATTATCTTACAAGTCTTAAAAATCCAGGTAGTGGTTGGGAACACCATTTCAAACCTAGCTCTGCTGCTGGAATGGGAGCAAAACCAAGTCCTGTTGCAAATGCAGGTGGAGGTCAACCTAACCCATGGAAGACGGGCAATATAACTCAACAAATGCTAGTATCAGAACAAGACCCACAGCTTGCAGCCGTGCTCAAGCAAGAGGCTCAAACAAAATAGTTAGTTTCCGTGAAATTAACCCCCTTATCTGTGATTAGGGTATCGCAAAACTTATTAAGGTAAATCTGAATGGCTGCTCCGTTTCAGAATTATACTGGCGGTGTCCTACTAGCGGATATCGTCAAAAGAAATAATTTTAGTGCTTACGTTTCTCAAGCTATTAAAGAGCGTAGCCTATTTATACAATCTGGTGCTGTAGTTCGTAATGCTTTGCTTGATGCAACAGCAGGTGGAACAAG